CGGTAAAAATTCTTCATAATTTCCCGCTGGTGTAACAATGGCTGCATAAGTTTTTTCAGCGTCATAATCAATGCCAATATCACCCCACGGAATAACGGCATCTGTGCCGGATATTTCCACGCTAAAAAGCCTGGAAGAAAAAGCATCGCTAATGATTTTTAAAAGTGCGTCCAGCAAGTCCGAATTTTCGATATTATCCGGCTGATTAGAAGGTGTGCGCTCTGTTCCGTTAAACGCTTTTTTGAAAATTGCCTGCCTTGCTCCGTGCAAGTCGTTAAACAGCATGACGCGCCACGGCGTACCGTCCGTACTGTTTGGCGTACTTGCAGCAACGGCTTTTCCATACGGGTATTTTTCATCTGTATCATCCCTAAAGTCTGTGTAATTGCCGTCAATCTTAATCATTGTTTTGCTCCTCTATCCATTCCACAGCCATTACCGCAACAGTATGCACAGGCTTAATGCGTAGAATCAGATATTCAATGTAGTTTTTATAAAGAATTGGAATCTGTAATTTTTCGATATAAAGAATTTCATTGCGCGAATTTCTTACAACTCTTTTGCATACATAAAAACAGAACGCCCAGTAATCCGCATCATTCGGGATTGAATACGGGCTTGCAGTGTCGTTGCGCAAAATTGTTGGTATAAAAGTTTCGTCTCCTTCGCGATAATCACAGACGGCTTTCCTGTTGTCGCAAACCATAACTGAATTGTCGCATACACAGAAATGTGCAATGTTTGCTTGTCTAGGATTTGCGCACGGGATATTTTCTTCTACAATGATTTCCGGGAAAATTCCTTGTAAAACCGATTGTAAAAAATCTTTGCTTTGTCCGCCCTGGTTCATACTCCAAAGCAAAGACAAAAATTTCCTGCGCTGCTCCAATTCCGCTTTCGTAAAAATTACAGTGAAAACGTCTTCCCACTTCTTCAGCTCGCGCGTAGAATCAGCGAAATAGTCCATGTAAACATTTTCAATTTCTTTGCGTAGTTCTTCTGGCAAAACCGCAATGGCTTCAAACAATCGCCGCAAATCGGTTTTATTGGTAATGTTCCATGCAGGGCCGCTAGGCAGAAGGCGTTTTATTGCATCTAAAAAACTAGCTCTCATAAATCACCCCGTCAATATAAAGGTCGCCTAATGCTACAAGTTCGCCTTTTCCAAGTGTGTATTCAGCTATTACAGGGCCGTTTGTATTCATTGTTACAGTGTCAAAAGTTGCTTTCATGCTTAAAGCAATGCTGTTTACTGTTGCAATAAGAGAATTACGCAGAATAGAATCTGTACGGTGATTATCATTGCTTAAACCTCTTATGTACGGTTCTCTGTTGTTAAAATAAGTCTCCAGCTCTGATTTAAGCGATTCGCCAAAATCTTGAGCTGTAACGCCTGTAAGTCCTGTTACATACACATTAAAATGTGTGATATGAACGGCTTTAACATTCGGGTAAGTTTCATTTCCTTGTGGATCCAGAATAGCTGTCAACGGCTTTCTGTTGGCAGCTCCAGTGTCCGGGTCGTAAGTACACGCTTTGCCAACCGCAACTAAAAGCGCGGAATCTGGAACACGTGTCGGATATAAGTCTGTAGTTCCGGCAACGTAAATAATCACGCCGCCCGGCGAATCTTCGTCATTATATGGGTAAGTCTGTAAAACGCCCGCAACATCGTAAGCCCAGATTCTGTAATCTGCCAAAGCTCCGCCCTGTGGCTGTACGCTGTATCTGTTCACAACGCGCCGCCTGTAGCTTTCTTCAGTTTCATCGTCTGTGCCTGTTATAGTTGTTTCTGCAACTTCTGCGTTCTTTTCTGCGTAATCAATCGGATTTACAAAAGTGAGAATATCACCGTCTGCAAGGTTTCCGTCAATTCCAGTTTCCGTGCAATAAACTTCAACCCGCTTTTCGTCTTCGTCAAGTTCCACACTTTCAGAAACACAATAAATAAAGCCTGTTATATCGCTTTTTAATTGAGTGCCAAGCGCAACAACCTTGTTTTCAGCAAGCCTTTTAACAATTATAACGCCCTGCCACGCCTTGCCTTCCATCGGACGCTGAACGCCGAATTGGTCGCCAAGTTTAACAAGAGGTCTGATTGTATGTCCTAAAACATTCACTTTATTGTAGCTTGCAGTGTCCGGGAAAATTTGAAGCAAAAACCAGCCACACAGCTTGAACGGAATTATATAAATTGCCGCCAGCACTTTTGCAAGCACAATCAAAAAAGCCTTTGGCAAAAGCCGCAGCCTGTTGTTAAATTTTTCCTGCAAAGAAGTAAGTATAAGGTTGTAAACATAATCAACGGTTTTGTTCTCGTATGCCATTTGTTTTCTCCTACTGCAAAGCTCCCTGCCATTGAAAGCCGAATGTATCTTTTAAAATATCACTTCCACTTTTTGAAATGCGGACTGTAAGCTGAACTTGCCTTGCGCTCATCGCATAAATAGAAGCGTCTATTTCATCTGCAATGCCTTCTTCGGTCATCCAGCTCAAATCATCTTTTGCGGCAGCCACCGCTTTTTTGATGTTGTTTGAATTGAGCGGAAAACCACTTACAATGGCATAAAAAGAAGAAACAAGTTTCTCATTCTTTTTTGTGCCGGGAATCAGATTTCCCCACCATGTTTCATTATCGCGCCCTGCATCATCCCACGCGTTTCCGCCGAATAAAGACAGATAAACCGCCGTTGAAAAATTACGGCAATCTTTCACAAGTCCGTCTTCAATGACAATGTTTCCGCTTCCGTCTGCGCCATTTATAAGCACGTCTCCGGCAAATTCTGTTTTGTTCAGTTCCATTATTGAATCCCGTTTTGAATTGGCGCAGGGTTCTTCGTTCCCGTTGCCTGTCCCGCAACCGCAATAATTACACTGTTGCTAGGCACTGTAATTTCCGCATCGCTTTTTATGTCCTCAAAAATCTTTGAAACGATTTTCTGCCACAACATTTCACAACTCGCTTCATCAGAAACTTTCGTGCTTTTTATCAAGTTGTAAACTGCGCTTCCTGTCTTGTTTCCGTCTAATGCCATTTTTCCACTCTCCTAAGTTCCGCTTACTTGCGAACCGCATTGCGGCGCACCGGTAAAAGGGCAAACGGGAATTGCACAGAAAGGGCCGCTTCCGCTAGGTGAAGCAGTTCCCTTGCATTTAAGCATTCCACCTGTAAGCTCTGTTTCCTGTGCTTCCAGCTTCATTTTTGACGTTGCCTTAACTTCAACATTTTCTTTTGTTTCAATCTTTATGCTCTTTTCATTTTCAACGCTTATTTCTTCGGGCGTTTCAAGTTTTACTTTGCCGTCGTTCAAAAGCGATAAAACCGCCTGCACTTCGCCGTCTTCATTTCTTGAATACAAAATCTTTTCGCCCGGCTTTGCTCCCTGTGAAGCTGTTAAAACACCAACGGCGGCAAACTTTCCGTTTCCGTCTATGCTTACAAGAATAATTCTGTCGTCTTTAATCGGCGGCGAATCATCACCGCTAGGGGCAAAGGTTAAAGCGGTCTGTTTGTAGTTCAAGCGTGTTTCAATCACCTGTTCAATGTATTTGTCAATTTCAGCTTTAAGGTGTTTCCCTATTCTTCCCATGCAAAACCCCCGTTTAATTCGCCCGTTCTGCTTCCAGGAATAACCAAAGAAAAAACGGTTTGTTCGCCTTCGCTTTCGCTCCGTTTCAGCTGCACTTCATCAACTTGCAGCTTTGTTTCCTTGTAAATCTCTGCGTCCGGCGCAAGTACACTGACCATCATATTCTTGCGGTACAGTTTGCCGTTTTTATCCCTACAACCTGCAACAGTAAGCGTGTATTTAACCGCACTGGCAAACATACGTCCTGCCATTGCCTTAACTGCATTTTCAAGCCCGCCAGCTTCAACATCCTGCATAACTTTTGAATAACAGCGCAAAACACCGTGTTTAATCAAATAATCGTTTTCAAATGTATATTTTTCAGAATCATTGTCTGCATCAACCTTCGTAAAGCCTGTTACATGGCTGTACATTTTCTGACCGTCCAAAGTCGGAACGCAGGAAATAAAAGGCTGTTCACCTTCCTTAAAAGTTGCGCTTACTTCTTCCTGTTCCGGCTTCCAGATAAGTAAAGAACCGTCCTGCGCATTGGAAAGAAAAACGCCGCGCTGTTCGGCAAGTTTTGTAAGAAAACTTAAAATCTTGTCTTCCGGCGCGATTTCCACGCTTTTGAAACTGTCTCCTACATCAACTTTAGTCTGCACATTAACGCTAAATGCGCCAGCAATATTTTCTGCTATCTGCTTTAAATCCAAATCGTTGTATTCCGGCGGATAAAGAGAATCTGGCAAAGTTGAATCATTAAGAACACCGCAAAGCGGATAGCCCTGCACGGTTATAGTCTTTGAATCTGGCGAAACATTCGGAACCGCTGGTAAAAGTCGCCCCTTAAAAATCAAATCGCTGTCAAAATAAACTTCACATTCCTTATAAGTAAATGGTCTGAATAATTCCCGTAAATCCTTGTTTGTGGAATCCCAGGTAGAAGAAAAAGAAAAAGCGTCAAAAGTATCGACTGAACAAACAACCGTGTAACCTGTAAAACCAGTAAACTTTTTCCCGTCGCAAAAAATGGCAAGGTCTTTTTTTGCCTTTTCATCCAGAACAATAGTCTGTTTTGCTTGTATAGGGGCTTTATTCTCTTTTGGCTCCAGTGTATCGGGAATAATGAGATTATCGCCAATGCGGATAATTGGCGAACCGTCTGAAGCTGTTTTTCTACCTTTAAGCTGTGGATTTGCGTTTACAATGTCCGGCCACTTTCCAGGAATCCCATAATATTTAACGCTGATTTTCCACAGCAAATCACCACTTGCAACGGTATGAACTTTAGGCATAATAGCGCACCTCTCTACCCATAGGGATTAGCACAATTTCATCTGCCGTAAGTTTGTTGTCGTTTATAAACTGATCTTGCCTGTTGAATCCGTCTTTTCCGTACAGTTCTGTTAAAAGCTCAAAAAGCTGTCTGTCACGGTCAAGCGTTATAATTCTTGTTACAGGCAGATTGAACGCTGTTTCTTCCAGTGACCGCAAGGAATAAGTAACAACATTCAAAAGTTTTTCGTAAGTTTCGCCTGTATCAACAAAAGCGTTTTTCTTGTTTTGAGAATCAATATATGCGCTGTATTCAGCAAAAGTTGCTGCAATCTGTGCCGCAGTTTCCAGAACATCCGCACGGCTTTTGAACCCGCCGTTTGAATCGCTGTCTGAAAAATCAAAATCATCATCGCTGGAACTTGCAGTATTTTCAGAACTGTTTACGCTGGCCGACTGATTTACGCTCTGTTCTGCCGCTGTTTTTGCAACTCCATAACTTAAAGCTGCAACCATACTTCCCCATGCAAGCGTAGTAGCAGCCCATTGATTTGTAACGGCTTTTGTTCCGAATGGGTCTGCTTTTACATTGTTTGCAATGTCTTTAATCATCAGCTGATAGCCAGTAAGTTTTGAAAGTGCGTCTGTTGCAATTTTTGAAGGATAGCGAATCATTTTAATCATTGTTCGCGCAACTTCATTAGCGTATGTTCCGATTTTATCAATGTTATCAATAATGCTGTTTATGAATTTCTTTGCAGAATTAAACCATTGCAAAAAGCTTCCGCGTTTTTTGTTCTTAGGGGCGTTTTTTGTCATTTTTTCAACACCCTTAAAAGTTGAATCCGCATTGGCTTTCATAACAGATTGAAGCTGCATTTTATCTTCAATCGAATCTGTATAAATGTTATTTGCAAAATCGGCTACAGCTGCATCCTCGTATTCGTCCATTGCAGCGTCCAGTTTGTCCGCTGTTGCAACCTCGCTTGTAGATTCGTCTTTATCAACAAGAGTTTCAGAAAATGTGACTTCAACGCTGCTTTCGTTTGCGCCGTTTACAAGATTGTCTGTTCGCTTAATTTTTCCAGTTGGAACAACATTTATTTTGCCATATACAGGATGTTCAAGAATTCCGTGTCCGCGCTCTTCCAACAGCTTTTCAAAACTATCAGCTTCTTTATTGCAGTTTGCGCCGGAAAAAATACACTTTAAAGGAAAAGTTCTGCCGCCAAGCCCTAAAGATTGAATTAAGGCCCCGTCAAGTTCTGGAAAAACAAAAGACGCTGTTTTTAAATCGGTTTCACGGCTGACATTCTCATAAAGAAAAGTCTGCCGTTTTCCGCTAGGTGAGTTATACGCCGCTTCTTGAATTTCATCGCTCCAAGCCATGATTCAATGATATTTGTGCTTGCGTAAACTCGCTATACCGATTTAGAAAGAACCGCTTGCATTCCTTGCGACTGTAACACCGGGAGCCACCATGCCGTAATTATCAGATTTCAGTTGTTCCGCAAGATTGATATTCACGTTTGAATAGCTTTCCTGCCTTGAATAGGAGCTTGCAACGGCGGCTGTCTTTGTTGGCGGAATCTGCAAGTTTTGATTTTCCGTAAAACTTGCGTTCGCATCAAATCCGCTTTTCATCTCTGCGATTTTGTCCGCCCAGCTTCCCATTGTGTCACCAATGCCAGGAATCCAGTCTAAAGCCCTTAAAACTGCTTCAATCGGTGTAAGCACAAATCCAAGAATTGCAGAACCAATTCTTTTGAAAACTCCTATAAGTCCTTCTGACTGGAATACGGAAACAAGCCCCTGCCAAAGATTCGCAATTCCGCCAAAAAGTCCGCTTATAAAATCAAAAAATGGCTGTAACTTTGCTTTAAGAGATTCAACCCAGCCCGCTACAGTTGCGCCTATCATTGCAAAAAATCCCGTCACCTTCTCCCAGATAGTGCCAAAAAAAGCCCCGATTGATTCTATTACAGCCGTAAACGCGCTTGTTATCTTTTCCCAAATTCCGGCAAAGAATCCTGCGATTCCTTCGCCAATCATAACAAAGAAAGCAGAAACTTTTTCCCAAAGACTTATAAAAAAGCCTGCTATTCCTTCGCCAACCATTGCAAAGAACGAGCTTAAACTTTCCCATAAGCTACCAAAAAAAGAAGTTATGCTATCCCAGATTCCGGCGAAAAACGCCCCGATTTTTTCAATCATTTGTGCTACAAATTCTTCCATAGCGGCGGCATTATCTCCGAACAAGAATTTCATAACCGCATGATACATATTTGTAAAAAATCCAGTTATTGCATTCCATACATCAGAAAGAAATTGCGGAATCCTGCTAAAGAATCCTGTTATCGCGTTCCAGACTGTAGAAAGAATATTCAATGCGGCTTCACCGAATCTTTTTAATGCTGCGCTTATGGAATCCCAGTGCTTGACGCAGATAACAATAATTCCCACAAGCAAGCCGATTGCTACGACAATCGCTAAGACAATCCAGCCTATAGGGGAAGCTACAAACACTGCGTTTAAAAATCCCATTGCCGTAGAAAAAGCCGTTGTCGCTCCGGCTGCAATACTGGATGCAACCGAGTAAATTTTCATTCCTACACCGGCAGCAACAGCCGCCGCACCCTGCGCTTCAATGGCAACCTTAGTCCCCCATAAGACCGCATTATGCGCAGCTTGAACACCTTCTACAACTCTTGTCGCAATCTCAAAGCCCTTCATTACTTTTGTAACAAGCAAAATCACGTCCACAATGCCGTGCCAGGCCATAAACAGCCCGCCAATAGCAAGTATCGGGATTTTCAAATCCCAAATCATCTTGATGACTTTCAAGCCCGCAATAAGTATTTCTCCGAAGGGGCTTCTTATGTCGCCTAAAGCCTGTTCTATAACAGGGCCTACGATAGAAAACACGCCCGAAACGAGATCTGGAAGCTGATTTAAAATAGCAACAACAGCCGGAACGATGTTGTGCGCAAAAGCAAGTACTGATTCCTGCAAGTTTTCAAGAGATGGCTTTATATCCTGTCCAAGTGCCATTTTTGCCAGAATGTCTTGTATATTCGTTTTCATGCGACCGAATGACCCGGAAAGGGTGCCTTCGGCTTCTTCTGCAAACCGACCTGCATATTGCGCTGTTCTCTCAAAGAACATCTGCATTGCAAGCTCTGCTTTTTCGGCATTGCTTGCCGTGTTCCATTTGAAGTTGATTCCTTTTTCAAGGGCGTATGCAGACAAAGTTGTGGCATTCATTGCAACGCCCAAGTTGTCCATCATGGTAAAGTTGCCTTTTGCAGCTCCGGCTATAGATTCCATAGCCATGCTTGTATCAATCCCCATCACGGCGGCAACATCGGCGGCTCTCTGCATTGCTTGTGTGGAAAGTTCCATTGCCCGCACTTGTTCCAAGCCCGACCCCTGGAAAAGAGAACCCATTTTATTTGCAGTTGCCATGTAATCAGAAGCGGAAAGCCCCATGTTTTTATAAGCGGTCTCTGCAAGCGTCTGAACACTTTCCGCATACTCACCAAATACCGCTTCTGTACCGCCCAAATTCTGTTCAAGCTCCATGCCCAGAGGAATGGCTGACTTTACGGCAACAGCTGCGGCTGTTACCACTGCACCAAAGCCGCCGACCACAGCCTGTTTCATAGCCGTTTCAAATGCTGTAAAACGCTTTTCAGCGGCTAACAGTGGAGCGGAAAGATTTTTTTCAAGCCACTGGCCTTTTTTGCCAAGCGTAGAAAGCGCGGGCGATGCCTTGTCTAAAATGGAAAATTCGGTTTCTATTTGATAAGTAGTTGACATATTTCAAAAACCGCCTTATTATCGAAGTATGAAGTTTAACGAATTACCGCAAAACATGCAGAAATCTCTTTTGGAAGGTCGCAAAAAAACTGTATTTATTGCAGGGATTATATTCACCGTCTTTTTTCTTGCGCTTACAGTTCTTTGCTTCCTTATTGGGCATGGATTTGAAAAACTTTGGTTTATCCCTGCAATCTGTGTTTTCATCGGCTTTGTTGGCATCTTATTAGAATTGAAAGAACCTGTAGACAGTCAAGACCGCATCAAGAACTTCGATTCTTATTCTTTTTCAACTCCTTCTGCATCTGAATCAAACTAGGAATTAACGGTTCGTACCAAAACAGCAAATCTTCCAACGAAAGTTCATCCGGCTTCATTGGAAGATGGTAATTCTGATATATTTCCCTAATCATTACAGGAACGCCAGCGGCAGCCTTAACTTTTTTTTCTCTGCCCTCAACCGCAACCGCTACGGTTAATCCATCAAAAAAAGTCCGACAATCCCCATAAAGAATTTGAAGTCCGGTAAACCAAGATTCAAGAACCAGCCTGTATCTTTCCCGGTCATGCTGCTTGCAATGGAAAGGGCTTTCTGCGTTCCGTCACTTCCTTTTTTTCCCACGGCTACAAAAGCCCTAGGCGAAGGAATGTTGATTTCCACTTCTGTATCCTTGTAGCCTTCCGGGCTAAGTTTTGAAACTGTGTAAACAAGATTTCCATTGTCGTTTATAACGGCACTTCCTTTTGTAAGCGCGCGGATAAAAAGTTTCTTACCGCTGGAAAGCAGCGTTTCGTTCATTTCGCTTCTGCTTTCGTCCGCTTCAACTTCCAGCCCCATGTTTTCTGCCCAGTTGTTGAATTCCTCTTCTGCAAGCTCTGCGCTCATCGTTGCTTTTTCTTCTGCCATTTTGCTACCCTCTAAAAAAAATAAAAATCCCCGACTACTCATGTGAGTAGTCGGCTCTTGTTACAGCATTTCAATTCTGCCCTCAATGGAAAGTTCCATTGTTCCGTCTTTTTCCTTGTACTTCACATCGTCAACAAGGGTAACTTCGCCAGAATAAACGCCGCCGTCCACTCTTGTAGCCATAAAAGAAAAAGGCTCAAGTTCGTTCTGCAAGTCGTTTATAAAGCTCAAGTCTCCCAGTGCGGGATTAACGGCAATTTCTATGCCGCTGATAGACTGGACTTTGCGCGTTTTCTTGATGCGGAAAGTTCCGTCCGTATTTGCGGCAGTTTCGTTTGAATATTTTGTAAGGTCAACTTCCGGCTCACTCTCGCTGTCACAAGTGAAGTTTCTTCCTTTCAAAGTTATGCTTTCAAATGCGCTTCCTGCTTTTGCCATCCTTCAACTCCTTAGCCTACATAAAAGCCGAAATAAATGTCGCCGCTGATAACTTCCACGTTGCCGGAGAGTTTGCACGGAAACACGTAATCAACGCGCTTAGGATTTTCGCTGTTGATTCCGACTGTAAGATTTTCTTTTGTAAAATCCTCATCGCTGATAATAGCATTCAGTGCCAGAGAGTGCGCAAGGTTTGCAAGCCAGCCTTTAACAGTTTTTGGCTTGATTGCCTTCGGGTTAGTTGTAACCTGTGCGTCTGGCACAAGTGGCGCACCCTTAACATCGTCGCTTTCTGTGATAAGGCGGCAGTTATAAACAATGTTCATAAGTTTAACCGCATCCACAACATAACGGCGGCCAGGATATTTGCCTTCTGAATCCGGGTGATAGAAAGTTACAATGTCGTTCAACTCTGCAACATTTCCGCTCTTAATATTGTTTGACGCACCTTTAAGAATGGACTGATTGCGGATCTGCGGGCTTTCCTGCGCATCGTCGCTTCCGGCTTTAAGCCCTTTAAGCTGACCTTTGTAATTCTGCGGCGGGTTTGAATCTGCTGTTGTGATAATATCGTCAAGCAGACCTTTTGCAGCAACAACAAAAGGCAATTCCGGCGAACCAACGCTAGGAACCAAAAAGTTAATGTAATCGTTTTTGCGTTCGTCCGTGATTGCCGTGCGTGTTGTGTAGTTGTCTGTGCAGCCATGCGCAACGATACAAGGCATTTTCTGTAAAACGCTCCAGCGACCTTCTCCCCAAATCTGGTATGTATCAAGTGCACTTCCGGTTTTGTAGTCAAAAGTTGAAAGAATGAATGTAACCCATTTCTGACCGATTTTTTCAAGCGCGCTTGTAACATCGGGTGTTCCTGCTCCGTCTGCAAAAGCTGTGATTGCCACGGTCAAGCCTGGTAAATCAGCGTCCATTACAATGGTAATGCTGTTTCCAAGTACGCCGCTCCATTTTGCGGTCAAAGTGATATGTTCCGGCACATCTCCAGAAGCTGCTGTAACAGCAGCAGCCGCTGGCATTTCAAGCACGGCGTTAATTGCAGCAACAATGGCAGCCATAGTTTCAGAAGCTGTTGCGCCTTTTGCAACGCTGAATTCCGCATCCACGCCGCCAACGCTCACTGTTCCGCTTCCGGCTTTTGTGGCTGTTCCAGTAATAAGGATTTCGCCCTGTGCCTTAGTCCACTGCGCACCTTTTGCAATAGGCAAAATGTAAACAGGGAATGTGGCCATTGCTCCGGCTTTCGGGAAAAGCTGCAATGCCGCAAGGTGAAGAGGGCTTCCGTAGCCGTACTTCTGTGCGACTGCATCTGCGCTTCCCTCGATTTCGTACTTGTCAAGAGAATAGACGGCATCGTCATTTCCCTGCCCAATAATTGCAAGCTGCTGTGGCAGCATTGCAGCATTTCCGGTGTTAAAGTTTTTGTAATGTGTTTCAAGACCTGTAATTCTTGAAACCGTGCTAGGACTTACACCCATTTTCTTTGCTCCTTTTATATTAGAATTCGACAAGCACTCTGCCGTCTTTGTCGCTTATTTTTGCGTCAAACAGTTCAAGTTCCTCACCTTCGCTGATTGCCACACCCTCTATGTAATCCACATTCAAAGTAATGCGTACAATTTTCACTCTCAAAGCCGCGCTTGCGTTCGCCGGGTTCCCCGCTTCAAACTTCACAATGTCGCGCCCGCTCACAATCCCGCGCATCTTAAAATATGCGTAGTTTTCAGCACACAAAATGTTGCGGACAATCCGCGCCGCTTTCCAGGCTTTTAGGCTTGCCCGCATGGCCGCATTTTCCCCGCTGTCTGCGTTTCCTGTAGCATAAACATCAAGCAAAAAGGTTGCGCTCATGTTGTGCTTGTTTATGCTTGTGCTTCCGCTGTCCTTTTCCGTGCTTACCAGAGAAAGATTCACGAGTGGAAAAGGGCTTGCTCCTTCGTCAACAAGTTGCAGGGGATCGTCATTTTCAATGTAAACGCCAATGTTGTAGTTACGGGCGTTAGGGTCGGCTGCTTCCTGTGCAAGCGCAAACTGATTGGCAAGTTCTGCGCTCAAAATCGCCCCAATCTGATCGCGGATATATTCGATATTATCCGGCTCACTTAAAAGCTCTTTGCACTCACATTCAATCATCATTTACCGCCTGTTCCATTCCGCTCATATCCAAGCTAAGATAAACCCGAACAAGTCCAATCGTTCTGTCCGGCTCTGCAAAAACAACATTGCTTTCCTGCGTTTCCCCGTCAAGATTCCTGTAAACAAGTTTCCAGCCGGGCGCAGGTGTTACAGTTTTGCCGTTTATTTTTACACGGCTTGCAAGAAAACTTGCGCACACTGTCCGCCCTGCAACGCGGTTTCCCTCTGTATCAACAGAATAGCCAATGTCTCCCACAAACCCGGTTATCTCCCACGAATGCCCGGCTTTGTCGCTAAGGGTAAAAACAGTGTTTCCGGCTTGCTTGCCCTCAATCGTGTGGGCCGCATCCTTCTGCGCAAGTTCTCTTAAACCCATTTTTACTGTGCGTCTCCGGCATCGTCGCCTGCGTCGCCGCCCTTGTCTGAATCGTCTTTGGAATCAGATTTAGGCTTTGTGTCTTCTGCTCCGGCATCTACTGCGCCTGTAGAAGAAGATGGTTCGTCGCTTTTGCCGCTGGCTTTTTTGCCGCTGGCTTTTGTAACCTCAACAATTTTCTTTGCCTTTACAAGTTTGTTAAAAACTTCTTCAGAAAGAAAATCGTCTTTTGTAACTTCCTGTCCTTCAACAAGAATTACGCCTTTTGATGTAATGGCTGTGCCATCAGCAATTTCATAAACTTTAGTCGCTGCCATGTTTTACCTCTTAAAGTGTGGTTGTCAAACAACCGAATTTATCAATGGAAACTGGAATTGCCAAAGCGCGCATCTTGCTTTCGCCTGTGTATGTATCGCCGTTTTCGTCGTACCAGACGCGGTTGTGAATGCGTGCAAAACCGTCATAAGTAACTTCTGCCGGAACAATAGCTGCAAATGGTTCTTTCATGCCAGCTGTTGGCACTCCGCCGAATACAATTCTAAAGTCCAAATCTTCAACAGCAGCAGTAACAATAACCTTGTCTGCATTCATAAACTTTGTAAGAGTTGAACCCTTGAAAGATTCGTAACTGTCGTTATAAACCCAAAGTTCAAGGCGGTAAGAACCGATGTCAACATAACCCATGTAACGGCCACCGCGATTTTTCAAAGCTGGTGAAAGCTGACCAAGATTCATGCCGTCTTTTTTAACAGCATCTTTGAAGTCTGCGTTTTTAAGCGCATTGTTCCAGGCGTTGCGTCCAAAAATTGCAATAGCAGGGTCGCTTTTTCCATCGTCGTTGATAGCGTCGCAAAGTGCTTCCAAGTCCGCAAGAGGGGTAGCACTTGAAGAACTCCAGGCAACAGAAACTGTAGGCTTGTGGCTTGACTTCATCTTGAAGTCAAGGTCATAAACGATATTTCCGTTTTCGTCTGAAAGCTGAACAATACCTGTCTGCATAATCTGTGCGCACTGCAATTCAATCTGTTCTTTGAACATACGATGGAATTTAGAAAGTGCCTTCTTGATTTTTGCAACAAGGCGGGCAAACCATGAACCAATAGTTGCGTCATCGTCTCTTTCGCCCGGCTGACGCTGCATAAGATCCATAAGCGGGATAGGCTGCTTCAAACAAGAATAAGGCGGCTTAAACCGCTTTTCTGTAAAAATGTCGTCGTCAACAATAACGCCGCCTGTTCTGTGGTCTTTCAGAACTGGCGCAACTTTGTTGCCGCTGCGTTCAATGTCGATTTCGACAAATTCTGCGTTTGTATAATCTTCTTCAGTTGTCTTGAAGAAGGTTGTAAAGAATCCGCGCTTCTGCATTCGCGCATCATCTGTGAACATTTTCAAAACTCTTTTCAAAAAGTCCATTGTTTTTCTCCTGTTGGTAAGAACAACCGTTTACTGGTTATCCTGTTTTCCGATATTTGTAACATCAAGGGCAAGAATTCCGCTTGCTCTCAAAGTGTCTGCCTGTGCAGCATTCAAAGCAGTTCCAGCAACAGTTACGCCGCTTTTCTTAACTTTTCCAGCAATGCAGACGCGAACATAAAAGTCCATTGCAGCACCGCCGCTTGCGTTTGTGTTTACAAGGTCGTCGCGTGTAGCAAGAACGAAACACTGGCCGCTTACAGCGTCTGCAAGCTCAAGTTTTCCGCTTGTACCGTTGCGCACAAGAACATAACCGTCTTTTGCAGTAGTAGCAGCCGCAAGAGAAAGAACTTCACTTGCAAACTCATTGTCGCCAATGAACAAGTCATCCGGCCCGTGGTTAATGATCTGGCTATTGCCTGTGATATTTCCCATTACAGTTGTCCTCCCAATTCTTTTTCAAATGCAGCCATTACAGCGGCATTGTCCCTCTGTGTGTTGTCTTTTGGCGGCACAACTTCTGGAATGTTTTTTTCATCTTCCTTTTGTGCGGCAACAACCTGTGCGGCAACCTTTTTATCCATGAATGCGTCAATAACTGCCGAATCAGTAGGATTGGCGTTATTCTTGATACATTCAAGGGCGTAATCAGTGCAACCGCATTTTTCACCCATAGCTAAAAGACGGCTTGCGCGTTCGCGTTCATCGCTTGCGCCTTTAGCTTCGCCTTCTGCAACAATCGCCGCATAAACATCGGGATTGCTCTTTTTAAGTTCTTCAGCTGTCATTTTGCAGCCCCCCATATTATTTTTGTCGGGCCTGCTATTTGCGCCGCCCGCGCTTTCCAATTTCAAACAGGCAGCAATCTTTGCGTTTGCTCCCTGCATTTTATCCGCATTTTTTTTCATTGCGTTTTGAGTTTCCAAAACATAAGCCTGCGCTTTTACAATAAAGCTGTTTTTTGCCGCAATAAAATCTTCCGGCTTTTCTTCGCTCTTGTTTTCAATCACTTCGTCCGCAAATCCAGCTTCAACAATTTCTTTGCCAAAATACCAGCTTTCAGCGTCCATCAGATTTTTCATTTCAGAAACTTTCTTTCCTGTTCTGCCGCTGTAAACAGCTGCCATCAAATCGTCTGTACGCTCCATAGCGTCTGCGCTGGTACGCAAATCGTTTCTGTCGCCAATTACAACGCTCCAGCCGTTGTGAATCATATAAATTGAGTTGTCTTCAACAATGATTTTATTCTTAGAAGAAACGGAATGGGCGGCCAATACAATAACGCTTGCTGCGCTTGCTGCCATCCCCTGTATGTAGGTTGTAATTTGAATGTCGCTGTGGTTTCTTGCAAAGTCGCGGATAACATTATAGATGGCGATACAATCCCACAAATCACCGCCCGGCGAATTGATTGTAATGCGTACATCCTCGCCAGCTCCAACTTTTGCAAGCTCGCTTCTGACATAATCTGGAGTAATGCCACTTGTGAAAAATCCTTCACCAATCTGCTTGTCTATCAACAGTTCAAACATAGTTTAATTTTCCTTGTGTTTAAATAAACTCGCTATACCGAAAAAATATTTTTTTATGCTTGTTAAACGCAAAAAGCCGCCCCTAAAAAGGAACGGCTTTGCATAAAGAAAAACTATTCAATCTGCTTTGCGTTCTTTGACTGAATGGCAGCAATAATAAGTCCGGCAATAATTCCCACAAGTCCGAAAATCATAGTAATTACAGTTGTCATTGTTTCCTTGCTGAATCCGCCGAATCCAAGCAGGTACGCGCCAACGCCCACCAAACTGACCGCAAGAACTGCAAGCCATGTTTTCTGTGTCTTGTCGCGTTTCTGCCAAAGCTGTGAAGTGGCAATTCCTGCGCCAAACATTGTAAGCGCAAAACCTGTCATGTCGGCAAGTTCAAACTTTGCAAAGTACGCAATAGCGACACCTGCAACAACCATCAGTAAACCAATGATAAGAAAAATATTCTTTTTCATTTTTACCCCCTACCCATTTAGGGTATTTTTTATTATTTACAGGCAACGCCCGTAATTGCCTAAGCCTTGTATAAGCCGCCTAAAAGATTTTCACGGCTTCTGAATGCCAGCTTGCAGCCATCCTGTTTGAATCCGTCTTGTTCCAGAACAATAAAATATTTTGTGTTATAGATTGAAACAAGAATAGCAACATGGCCGTATTGGTTAGTTCTGCTTGCACCCCAAATAAGAACATCGCCGCTGGAATAATCAGCAAGCGCATCTTCTTTAATGACTTTCAGTTTGCCAGGATTTTTAATAATATCTTTTGCATTTTCAACAGGCGGAAACTGTGGAACATCCAGAACTTCGCTGTAATACTGTCGTGCAAGATCTACGCACTGTGGCCCGAATTTTCCGTCAAAATCAACTTTTGTTCCAAGATACTTTTTAATAAACTGCGTCAAACTAATAGCCATTTTTTCACCTCACTTTATTTTGCTTTTTCTTCAGAATTGCCTTCATACAACGCTTTCAAATCGTTGTAATCTTTTTCTGTTTCTTCATAATGAATCTGAAATTCACTAAGCTGTATAATCCATTCGCCCGGCACGGTAACTGTATCGTCCGGGTTTCTTACATCGCCGTACAATTCGGGGAAAAAAGGAAAGTTCAGTTCCGGCAAATAAGGCTTTTCGATGTACTCAATTTTTGTGCTTGTGCAGCCCATTAAGAGCATTGCCAAGAGCATCGCCGTCATGCAAATTATTGATTTTTTCATCCGCTTCCTTCCTGTTTTTTCTTAAAATCTGAATAGTGCTTTCAAGTTTTGCCTGTTCAGCAATCGCCCTTGCAAGCTCCCTGTTTGTGCTTTCAAGTTTGCCCTGTGTTTCTTTTCGCTTTGTCTTTTCAGACCGCCACAAAAAGAAAAGTAACAAAATCCCAACGAAAAGCACCGCCGTTAAAATCAAAAAAAACTTAATCATTTTTCTTTTTCCTTCTTCTTTCGTGTTCTTTGTAATTTAGCACCATTGCGCCAATCGCAAAGAAGCCAAAAAAAACACAAAGAATAATTCCTAGAATAGTTCCAATCATCGTTCTTCATTGCTTGAAGGTTTGTTTGCAATGGCATCACTCACTGCAAAACCGATTTTTTGCCCGGCATTTACACCAAGATACAAAAGTGAAATGTAGAAAAAATCCTGTATTACAGCTGTTAAAAGCTCAATCGCAGTCTTTGCTTCCAAAATGTTTTTTATGCAGCAAATAATAACAACGACAGCAACAACAAAAGTAATCACACCCCAGACAATCCAGACAAGAAATTTTCTGCTTTGAAATTTGCTTGTTTTCTCTTTTTCGCCAGTTCCGCTTTCTTTTTCTTCACTCATTTTTGCACCTCGCTTTTAAAAGATTTAAACTACTCACGTGAGTAGTTGAGATTCACTTGTACACCTCGCGTATTTTTACAAGATGTTCTATAAGTTCCTGCGTCCAGTTTTGCATCCTGTGTTTAAATTCCGCCGTCTTGAACTCTTCTTTCACGCCCAGCCCGTAAACCAGGGAGCAGATTTCTTCCTGTTTAATTTCGATATAGGCGTTTTTTGTGTTCAAATGGTTAAAGGTTATCCATTCCACAACCTTGTCATAACACCGTTCAAGAATATATTTTGTAAAATATCCGTTGTACTCGCTTTCATCTGTTATGATTTTTGACCGCAAGCTCATAATGAACAAATGCGCCCATTCCACTTGTTGCCTTATAATTTCCCGCTCTTTTTGATCCTCACCAATCTTTACAGCTTTAGTGTGAATTGTTATCAGTCCGACTTTTGCAAGAAAAGCAATCAACGCAATAAGCACGGCTAAAAACACAAGTACCATCCATGTATTTTTACTTGTCAAAACTGTGCTTATTGCTTCCCACATTGCTAAACCTCTTTGTCTAAAATTTTCTTCACATAATGCGGCAAATGTTGCCACACCATCGCATTAACTTTTTCATGCTTTTCAGTCCACCAGTTTTCACCGTCATAAAAAGCTGGAACTTCAACGCCGCCTTCGGAACAAACCCACTTCATAGAACTATCATTAGGCGGCGTAACTTTCGCATCCCGCCATTCTTTTTGTAGCCGCTCATTCGTAATCATCCAGTCAAAGTGCGCAAGCGTGTAATAACCGTTTCTATATCGCTCGCTGTTTTTCTTTTCAAGCTCCAGAAGTCCGCGCATCCTGTTAAGTTCTTTTTGCTGGTCAATAATCACGCTTACAAGCTGCTGTTTTTCCATCTGTTCAAGTGCTTTGTCTTCCGGCTCTTTTACAATCAAATCTTCCATGCCGTTCATTCTTTGCCCCCTGCGCCGCCTTCAGAAGAAGGGCTTGAACTTCCGTTCAGCTCGCTTTCATCGTTAATTGCTTCTGCGTCAATGTCCATATAGGCTGGCTTTCCGTTGTTGTCTTCGTCTACATGCGGAATAAAGCCTGTGCGTTTCATCAAAGCCCGCTCTTTTTTCTGCTGCTGCAAAACCTGTTTTAATGTCATGCCGCTATTGCGTAACGCTTCTTTGTCAAATGTAGAAAAGCCGTTATCAACGGCAAGTTGGCTGGCTCTGATTTCTTTTTCGCGGTCAACGCTAGGGCGGCTAAGTCCAAGCCATGTGCATTGAAGCCATGCAGAAACAACCCGCCATTTTGCAACATCGCCGTAAGCCTGTAAGAATCCCGGCGCGTCAAGCTGACCTTGTAAAATTGCCTGTGTAATAAAAGCGTTGTAGATGTTCTGGCAAAAAGCATCTGCATTCTTTTTAATCTGACGGCTAAGGTAAACTTCAAATTCATTGTTCGCCTGTCTTGAAGCTGAATAGTTGTTGCCAAATTTCAGCATTAAGATTTCCGGCGGAATTCCGTGCGTCCATGCAAGCCCGGAAATAATAGCTTCTTCAAAAGTGCGGTAATTCACATTAGGGCGGTTTGTTGCAGGGCTTACAATCTTCTGGCCCGGATCCAAATCGTCAAAGAACGTTCCCGGCTTCATTTCCCGCAAATCATCGCCAATTTTTTTATCTGGAAATGGGTTATAGTCTTTTGGTTCGGCAGGGGTAGTTCCAACCGTAGGGCGTAACC